TGGTGCCACATACGCTGTTAATAACATAATTAGTGTCTTGCTTGATCTTGACGCAGGGACGGTTTCGTTCAGCAAAAATGGAACATCTCAAGGAACGGCATTTAGTTCATTGCCTGCTGGTAGTTACATATCTCAAATTGGAAACAATCTTTCTAGTGCTAGCACAACTTTTGTTGCCAACTTCGGCCAACGCCCCTTCGCCTACACAGCCCCCAGCGGCTTCAAGGCGCTCAATACGGCTAACCTCCCCGCCCCAGTAATCACAAAGCCTAGTGACGTGATGGATGTGAAGCTCTATACGGGCAATGGCAGCAGCCAAAGCATCACCGGATTAGGATTCTCGCCTGATTTTGTGTGGGTAAAAGCTCGTAATGCTTCCTACTCTCATCGTCTTTGGGATGCCGTGCGTGGCGCCACCAAGGGGTTGATGTCAGATGGAACTGATGCCGAGTTCACCGAAGCGAATGGCCTAACCGCTTTCAATTCTGACGGTTTCTCTATTGGCACTGGTCTAAGTGAATCTGCAAAGACCTACGCAGCCTGGACTTGGGACGCCGGCAGCTCCACCGTCACGAACACCAGCGGCACCATCAGCAGCCAGGTGCGGGCTAATGCAAGTGCGGGGTTCTCGATTGTTACTTACACCGGCACTGGCGCCAATGCCACGGTGGGTCACGGCCTTGGTGTCGCTCCGGGCATGGTCATCGTCAAACGCCGCGACACCAGCGGCAACTGGCAGGTGCGTCACACCTCCATCGCAGCAGCCAGCAGCATCCAACTGAACCTGACTAACGCTGCTGCATCTGCAACAACGGTTTGGAACAGCACGGCACCATCCTCCACTGTGTTCAGCGTTGGCACTGACGCGACAGTTAATGCCAGTGGCGGAACCTACGTCGCCTACTGCTTCGCCCCAGTAGCCGGGTACTCTAGTTTTGGCAGCTACACCGGCAACGGCAGCGCGGATGGGCCGTTTATTTATACCGGGTTTAGGCCGAGGTTTGTGATGCTTAAAGGTTCATCTTTTGTTTCTAACTGGCACATCTTAGATGCAGCCAGAAACGCTTACAACGTCACCGATAGTTTTCTGCGTCCAAACTTATCTAGTCAAGAATTAAACGGCATTACCGAAGGCGCTGGGTCTGCAATAGACATACTGAGCAATGGATTCAAGCTGCGAGCCTCGTTTGCTGATTCCAATACCAATGCTGCTTCGTTTGTGTGGGCCGCCTTCGCAGAATCGCCCTTCCAATACGCCCGCGCACGCTAGTAGTGAACAAGACTTCTCGTCCCGCTAACCTACAACCACGGACCTAGACCCATGTTCATCCTCGACGGCAAGCCCCTGAGCCCCGACGTGGCGTTCACCCACGACGGCATCCAATACCCAGCCAACTGGTTGCGCCTTGCTTCGCCGGAAGAGCGTGCAGCGATTGGAATCACGGAAGCGCCCGACCCTCCGGTATGGGATCAACGGTTCTACTGGGGCTACGACGCCAAAGGTCAGCTGATCCCCAAAGATCACGCTCAGCTCGTTGAGCAGTGGACGCAGCAAACACGCCACACCGCAAACACGCTGCTGCAGCCGAGCGACTGGATCATCATCCGCGAAGCAGACAACGGCAAGGTGGCTGACCCGCTGCTCAAGATTTGGCGGCAGGATGTGCGCTTCGCTGCTGGCGACAAGGTGACCGCCATCGAAGCAACGACCACCACCGAAGAGCTGGCTACCTACATCACTGGTGTCGATTATCCAGTGTGGCCCGCCGATCCATACGCACCGGCACCCGTTGAGGAAGTTTGATGGCTGTAAAAAGCAAGACTGCCTTAGGACGTGTCGATCACAAAGCCGGGCGCCCAAAAACCACAAGGCAGGGTTACGGCCAGCACAGCCGTCCGCGCCGTCGCGGCAAGAAAAAGCTAGTTGGACAGGGTAAGTAATCTGTCTTTGTAGCATCCGTCGTCATGATTGAAGTTTTTGCAGCCGTAGCGGGCGCTTCTATTTCAGTTGCGGCGATGGGTGCTATGGGTTTTTCACGCAAGTCTGACGAAGCGCGAGATGCTGTTATCAGACTTACTTCAGCAGTGGAGCATATTGCAACACAGCTAGAAGTGCTTCATACAGACATTAAGGAAGATCGTAAAGAGTTTTTCTCTCGTCTTAATACAGTTGAGCAGCGTGTCTCTAAGCTGGAAGTACGTCCCCCATCCTGCTGATCATGGATCGACTTGCTGACTATATCGCTCTAGTCGTTGCTATCCACGGCGTTGCGTTGATCGTGGTCAATCTGACGCCAACACCAAAAGACAATGCAGCGCTTAGCGCTACCGCCAAGGCGGCAGTCAAGATGTATAGGGCTATTGAAATCCTTGCTGGTGTGATCACTCCGTTTGTCAAGCGATGATCAAGCTGAGCGATCTGTTTAAGTATTACAAACACGGCACGCCACACCAAATGGCAGCCATCTCTGAATTAGAAGCTGAGCTATTAAAGGCTGCTCCTGAAGTTTTTAATAGGGACCAGTCTTGGTACAAAACCTGGCAGGCTGGCGGCAAGTTACATAATTATGACGCAGCCGTAAAACTCATTAAAGAGTTTGAGGGTGTGCATCTCAGCGCCTATCCCGATCCGCTGCACGGATGGGATGTGGCAACGATTGGCTATGGCACCACGCGCTATCCAGATGGCCGCAAGGTGCAGCGCGGCGACAAGATCACTGTGATTGATGCCGATCAATTGCTTGATGTTGAAGTAGAGCGCATTGCAGAGAAACTGCGCAGCAGCGTGCCGCACTGGGGCACCATGAGCGGTAACAAGCAATGCGCTTTAATCTCCTTCGCCTACAACCTTGGAGCTGGCTTTTATAACAGTGCTGGCTTTGAGACCATCAGCAGATGCTTGCGGGATAAAGATTGGGCAGCAGTGCCAACTGCAATGGAGCTGTACCGCAATCCAGGCAGCGCCGTAGAAGCCGGGCTGCTACGCCGCCGCCGCGCAGAGGGCCGGCTATGGGCTGGTGAGCAGCAACAAGCACCGGCTAAGCTCAGCCCCGATAGCGCCTTCACTGCACGCATCACGCCGCACGTGCAGCTTGGCGAGTTTGCATTGTTCCAAGAAGCACGGCGCTTTGACCATCAATATCAGCTCGACACGGCAGCAGAGCTAGCGGCATTTCTTGAACGTGCTCGCGTTAGGTTTGGCGGCAAGCCTGTTGTGATCACAAGCGGCTATCGTCCGCATGCCATCAATGCATCAGTTGGTGGATCTAGTGGGAGCGAGCATCTATACGATGCGCCTAGCGTTGGCGCGGTTGATTTCTACATCCGCGAGGTCAACATCAATCATGTGCAGGATTGGTGCGACAAGGAGTGGCCGTATTCACTTGGCTATGGCGCACCTAAAGGCTTTGTGCACTTAGGAATGCGTCGCGGTAGGCCAAAGGTACGATGGGATTATTGAAGCCACTGCGTGGATCACTGCATTGATGGCGCAAACCTCATCCCAAAACGCAGTGCAAAACATAGATTCAGGCAGCAAATCTTTGAGGCATGGCAGCATCAATGCGCTTACTGCGGAGATGCAGCTGACACGCTAGATCACGTCAAGCCGCGCCACAAAGGCGGCGCTACTGTGACGACTAATCTTGTGCCAGCTTGCAGGCCATGCAATCGAAAAAAGGGCAGCGAAGAATGGCAGCAATGGTTCAATCAGCAGGATTCTTATCTGCTAGATCGTGAGCTTGCTGTGCTGCACTGGATTCAAGCATCTGATGATAGAACACCCTAGCTTGCCATTCTTGCTGGTGATCTTTGCACATTCCCGCTAGGCAGACCCTCCAGACGTTCCCGACTTTCTGTATTGTTGGCGCCAAGTGGGGTGCCTGCCAGCGGGTTGCCTATTAGCATACGAAGCCGATTGATGCCACGTAATTGAAGTTGGCACATGTGGCCACGTGATAAACCCATGCGTTGCTCTAGCTCGTTCCAAGGCACTGGGTTTCGGCTGTTGCGTGCGTAGATAATTTCACGAGTGCGATCATCTAAATGCTCATCGCAATAATCACGCACGGTTTCAAGCTGCCAATCGTATTCAACGTCGTATTGTCTTTTATCGGCAATGATGTCAAGAATGTTAGATGATTCATCTTGAGCAGGCTTATCAAGACTTGTGACTCGATACGACTGCTGCAATGTGTCAGATATCACCTTAGGGGTCACATCAAGCACTGCAGCAAGCTCCGCCATGGTTGCTGTGCGTCCGTGCTCTTGCGCAAATGCTTGCGCTGTCTTGTTGAGCTTGATCAGCATTTCATGGACGCCAAGCGGCAGCCTGATGATTGGATCATATTGAATCAATGCACGCCCGATGGATTGACGGATCCACCAGTAGGCGTAGGTGCTGAATTTGTATCCGCGAGTGTAGTCAAACAGCTCCACAGCGCGCGCAAGCCCAATGTTCCCCTCTTGGATCAAATCAAGCATCTCCAGTGTCTGATTGTTGCGCTTGCTGTATTTGCGGGCTACATGCACCACCAGCTGCAAGTTGGATTGCATAAATCGCTGGCGGGCGCGCTCGCCACTGCGCAACTCGCGGCGATCCTGAGTAGTCAAAGGTCTTTCAAGATCCTTTAGTTCTTTCCACTTTGCAACGCGGCGGCCAAGTTGTATCTCTTGTTGCGGTGCCAAAAGTGGATAACGAGCGATACTGTTCAAGTAGTCACCAATAGCGTCAGACATGGGAAATCCGTTAGTTCATACAATGGAAGCACAATTCCACGGCGCTGCCAATGCCGCGCAGCTGCGTGCGTTACATGCTGCAGCAGATTGGGGCGGACTACTGGAATATGCGCTGCTACTTGCTGAGCAAGAAGCAAGCCAGCGGTCTCAAATCCACTGGCTAGTACAGGAAGCGTCAGCAGCGCTGCGGACTGGCCTAGAGCAGTGGCACCTAGATGCCGCTGAGGAACTGCTTAGAGGCCGTCGTCGTGATGTCTGAGTTGTAATGGCCTGTGACGCTGTAGCTGGTCACCGGCTGCTGGCTCATGCGGAAGAACACCATCTGCCCGATCTTTAAGCCAGGCCAAAGCGGCAGCGGCAGTAGCTGGCGACTGTTCTTCAGCTCCAGCGTCAACACGCTGCCATGCCAGCCAGGATCCGCGTAGCCAGCGTGCAGGTTTTCGTAGCCTTCCCGTGCGCGGCTTGACTTCAGGAAGAACAAGCCAGCAATGTTCTCCGGCATGTTGAACACTTCGACCGTCTGAGCAAGGATGAACTGCCCAGGCTTCAGCTCGTACGGATTCTCCGCCGTGCGTCCTGCAATGCTGAGCGGACGCATGTTGAGGTTTTCGGCGGACTCGATCATGATCGTGTCACCAAGCCGTAGGTCAAGGCTGGCAGGATTGATCAATGCCTCGTCGTAATTGGGCACCATGCCGTCGGTGCACAGCGCTTTGATCTCGTAGTCGCAGAGGATTGTCATTGGTTAAGTGGGTAGTGGGCTTGACTACTGGGCTTCAAGTTCGTTGGCTATGGCAAGGAGTTTGCACCGGATGCGAAACCACTGGTCACGGCGAGCGTCATCATGCTCATCTCCAACAGCGTTTACGACTTCCGGCATCACCTGCTCAACAGCAGCTCGCAGGACCGCGGCAAGACAGTCACCGTAATCAATGAACACGCCGGGAACGTCTTCATTGAAGGCTTCCCAGACGGCAAGAGCGGCAGGTGAAAGTTTAGTCATGGAAGTCACCGACTGGGCGAGGTAGACGCGAGCTTCGACGGCCAAAGCATGTGTTTCGCGTCGGTCATCCATCAGGAGCTGCCGGTAATGATCCAGCTCATCAGCCATGCGGGCGCAAAGCGCTCGGAAGTCAGTCATCGAGTTGCTCCGCTTCAATGTTTTGCTTCAAGATCCATGTCGTCAGCTCTGCTACTTCATCGTCAGTAACCAATCGCTCCAGTTCAAGCCGAACAATGCGATCGGGCACAACAATTAAGCGAAGCCCGGTGACGCCTTTGCACTCAATGCCAAAAGCTGCAAGCAGTCCTTTGATTTCTTGGCTGTGGCCTGTCAGGTACTTCATTCGGGCAGCGCCTCCAGTGCGCGGCGAATAATGTTTGCTTGGTCCGAGCAAATCCCCTCTGGCGGAACGTCATCGGCCATTTTGACGGCTTCAGAAAGTGCTTGTAACGCCTGCTCCTTCAAGCTCGGCGGTTTGGCACGGCGGCTGGCGCGGAGTTCATCAGTAAATTCAGGCTCAATCCAATGCTTTGCTTTGAGCCACTCACAGCAAGCCTCCAGCTCTTG